GCTGAAAAAGTCGTGGTTTTCGTTTGCATCGGGAGCAAGGGCAGAAAGAATAGATGGGTTAACCTCGGCTGTCTCCTTGGGGAACAGTGGGTCATACCCCAGGTTCATCAAGGCCTTGTTGCCGTTGTACTGTAGGAACTTTTTCACATCTTCTGTCAGGCCAATGTCATCGTACAGATCAGCACTATACTTACACTCATTGTTATACAGCTCCATCAAGAGGTCGTAGGTGTACTCCTTAAGCTCTTGTTGCCGCTCTGGAGACTGCTCGGCTAGTGCTAGCTGGTATTTGTAGCCAATGTAGTATCCATGTACCGCCTCATCACGAATGATTAATCGGATAAGGTCTGCTGTGTTGGTGAGCTTTGCTCTGCTGGACCAGTGCATTGGTAGGTAGAATCCTGAATAGAAGAGGAAAGACTCCAGCAATGTGGAGGCAATTTTGCGCTTGAGGGGATCATCACCACGATAATAGCCCAAAACAATGTTACCCTTATTTTGTAAATATTCATTTTCTTCACTCCATCTAAAAGCTTCTTCGATTTCATCTGTTGAACATAGTGTAGAGAATACACTGGAATAACTCTTTGCATGCACGCTCTCCATAAAAGCAATGTTGGTAATCACTGCTTCTTCGTGTGGAGTTCTAGCATCAGGGATAATAGACATCGATCCCACAGTACCCTGGATTGTGTCTAGCAGGGTAAGGCCAGTAAAGACTCGCATAGTTAGCGTTCTTTCGTGATCCTTTAGTGTTGCCCATGACTGGATGTCATTGGACAGTGGCACCTTCTCGGGTAGCCAGAAGTTAGCTGTAAGCCTGTTCCAGACATCTAGGTCTACAGGGTCTTCTACAGCGTTCCAGTTAATTGGTCTTACAACATGCATGATACGCACTCCTCTACGTCGGTTCCTTCTAGTGCAAGCTGTCTAATACGAATGTAGTAGATAGTCTTGATACCCTTTTTCCATGCATAGATCTGAGCACGGTTCACGTCTCTCGTTGTTGCTGTGTCCTTAAAGAACAGCGTCAGGGACAGGCCCTGGTCTACGTGCTGGGTTGCAGCAGCGTAAGTATCGATAATCTTCTCTGGGCCAATCTCGTAGGCGTCCTCGAAGTATTCTAGATTGTCATTGTTCAGGTGTGGTGCGGGGTAGTATACACGACCTAGCTTACCTTCCTTACGAATCTCAATCTTAGAAGCAATTGGGTGAATGGAGCTAGTGCTGTTATTAATATAACTAATAGATCCTGTTGGTGGTACCGCCTGAAGGTTCTGGTTGTAAATACCGTGCTTCATTACGGACTTCTTTAGCTTTTCCCAATCAGACTGTGTTGGAATATCAATCTTTGAATCTTTAAATAGTTTTTCTACCTTCTTGGTAGCTGGCTTCCATTCTGATAAGGTGTACTTATCAAAATACTCTCCGCTAGCGTACTTGGAGTTCTCAAAGTTCTCGAAAGGGCTACCCGTCTTCTTAGCCATCTCATTAGATGCCTTGATAGCGTGATAAACAATAGTATAGAAATACATATTCGTAAAGTCCAGACCCTCTTCAGATCCGTAGTGAATTTTTTCTTTACCCAGGTACCCGTGCAGGTTCATCTGACCAAGGCCAATAGCTCTAGACTTCTTGTTACCCTCAGCAATTGACATGACGGACTCAATGTAGCTAATGTCTGCAACAGATGTCAGAGCTTTGATAGCTACCTCTACGGTCTTGCCAAAGTCTGGCGACTCCATTGCCTTAGCGATATTCAAAGAGCCAAGGTTGCAGGAAATATCTTTACCGATCTTGTCGTAGCTAAGGTCTGCGTTATAGGTCGTAGGTGTGTTAACCTGCAGGATCTCAGAGCATAGGTTGGACATGTTAATTCGACCCTCGACTGGGTTCTCTTTGTTTACTGTGTCTTCGTAAACGATGTAAGGATAGCCCGACTCAAACTGCAGCTCCGCAATGGTCTGAAAGAGATTGCGAGCATTAATCTTTTTCTTTTTAATCTCAGCGTTATCAACCATTTCCTGGTATTTCTCAGTAATAGAGATGTCTGCCATAGGAACTCCATATACTCTCTCTACATCGTATGGAGAGAACAAGTACATGTCTTCATTGTTTTTAGCTAGCTCTACAGTAATGTCTGGCACCACTACCCCCAAGCTGAGGGTCTTAATACGAACCTTCTCATCAGCGTTCTCACGCTTTGTGTCAAGGAACTGTAGGATGTCTGGGTGGTGTGCATTAAGATATACAGCACCAGCACCCTGTCTCGCGCCTAGCTGGTTAGCGTAAGAGAAGCTGTCTTCTAGCAGCTTCATGACAGGGAGGACACCCGATGACTGGTTTTCAATCTTCTTGATTGGTGCCCCTGCCTCACGCAGGTTGGTTAGGTTAAGAGCTACGCCCCCTCCTCGCTTAGACAACTGCAGTGAAGAATTGATGCCCCGTGAGATGGACTCCATGTTATCTTCGATGCGAAGCAGGAAGCAGCTCACGAACTCGCCCCTCTGCTTCTTGCCCGAGTTGAGGAAGGTCGGCGTAGCTGGCTGGAATCGCCCAGAGATAATCTCGTCTACGAGACTCTGAGCAATCTTCTTGTCTCCCCTGGAAAGCATGATTGCATTCATTACGACACGGTCCTCAAACCTCTCAAGGTAGCGGTCTCCATCAAATGTTTTCAATGCGTAGGAGGTGTAAAATTTGTAAGCACCCAAAAATGATGGGAACCTAAACTTGTGCTCATATGCTTGTTTAAATAAGTCTTTAACAAACTCGGGGCTAAACTGATTAAGAACCTCTTGGTCATAGTAATCATTTTCAACTAGATACTCTAGCTTTTCCTCAAGGCTGTGAAAGAAAACAGTGTTCTGGTTTACGTGGTCAAGGAAGTATGCTTTTGCTGCTTCTTTGTCTTTGTCAAATTGAATCTCATTATCTGCTCCATATAGGTTGAGCATTGCATTGAGCTCATGGTAGCTATACTTCTTGTCCATATAATATATTCAGCCTTTCTTTAACTTTAATTACATCTTCATTGGTACCAAATACTTCTACTCGTGCAATGACTGGTACCCCCGTCTTTGCACTAATTAAATCTGCGGCTTTGCAAAAGTGCTCACCGAAGTTTGTATTGCCGAACCCCACTACGCCTTGTAGAAGGTCTCGGTTCTCCCGAATGTTTAGAAAAGCTCGTACTTGTCGGGGTATTGCTGCTCTTCCTTCGCCACCACCGTAAGTAGGGACCATAAGAACATAAGGCTCATTAACGGTAGGACTATCAGCCCGCCGATCAATAGGGATACGAGTACAGCTACGTTCATCAGTTATTTTCTCCACAAATCTTTTAGTGTTTCCCGAATAATTTGAGAAGTACACAATATCAATAGGTATCAATTGTACACTCCTTTTTTACTACATGTGCCGTCTAGCCTGAAAAAATGCACAATATTTTGTGCTAAACAAGACCAAAGCGGTCTAGGTAGTCTCTCACATCGTCTGGCATTTCTTTAGGCTTATAGTTTATCACATTAGCAGGCAAGTCCGCAACATTAACCTTCGGCCTGTCCTTAAAGGTATGAATCTCTACCTCCTGATTTAAGTTTCTGGGAGTGTGAGAGATTGCTCCGAAGACAGATCCACATACCGCGTCTGCAAGGTCTTTAGACTTTTTCCTTGGGTGGTCTACCCTGTTGTTATTCATAATCTTAAGCTCTGTAAGCTCTTCAAACAGCAGGTCAATAGAGGGCATCACAAGCCTCTCTTCGTACAGCAGCATGGCCATATCTTCGTAGTGCTTCTTTGCTACCGAGACTGTTTGTGTTTTCATACCCACCGCCTTTAGCTCATTCTGGATATCAAAAGACTGCCAACGGTCAAACGAAACTAGCCCGATGTCAAACCCTAGCCTTCGCAAGTTTTGAATCCACTGCTTGACTTCAGATAGGTCTACTGGCCCCTCTATCTTTGGCTCCCACCAAGCTACCGCATCTACCACGACGAATGGCACAACCTGCTCGTAGTCTTTAACTACCTGAATATTTACCCACTTCTCTACGTGAGCAATCGCTACCGCACACTTGTCATGCTTTTGGGCAAGGTCAGCGTGGACGTAGTACTTTTTGTCAGGGTCTGGGCTGAAGCTAGGATCGA